CCAGAAAAGCCCCACCTGTGCTTATCAAGGTGCCTAGTTATTATATGAACAATAGAGAGATTTTTGTCAATTTTATAAACTCTATATTTGAACCATATCGTAAGGAGCTGGACGAAGATAAGGAGGGAATATCGTGCGACGCAATCGGTAAAACATCAACCAGTTTCTCTCTATTAACGCACCAAAAAATCGTTCGAGACTATATGAATTTATATACACCCTACCGCGGATTACTGTTATACCATGGTCTCGGATCTGGTAAAACATGCACGTCGATTGCGATCGCAGAGGGCATGAAAGACTCCAAACGCGTGATTATTTTGACACCAGCTTCATTGCGCGCGAATTATGTAGAAGAATTAAAGAAGTGTGGTGATTTACTTTATAAAAGAAACCAATGCTGGGAGTGGGTATCCACTGACGATAAACCAGGTGTTCTTAAAACAATTTCTGCCATTCTAAACTTACCTCAAGAATACATCGAGAAACACGGTGGGGCGTTCTTTATTGATATTTCCAAACCGCCTAATTATGACAAACTTAACGATGTGAAACGAAAGGTTCTTGAAGAGCAATTAAACGAGATGATACGACAAAAATACACCTTTATTAATTATAACGGTTTACGTTCGCGACGCTTATCTGAGATGACTTCCGGCTTTACAAAAAATATTTTCGATAATGCTGTTGTAATTATAGATGAAGCACACAACTTAATCAGTAGAATCGTAAACAAATTAAAGAAAGAAAAACCTGTTCCTGAAGAGGAGAAAAAGAAGAGAAAGGATAAAGAGAAGGAAAAGGTCGAAGAGGGTAAAGAAGAAGAGGGTAAGAAAGAACCCGAGGAGAGTTTGTTTGGAGAACATACACCGATCAATCTAGCAACCAAGTTATATTACATGCTACTAAGAGCCAACAATGCACGAGTAATATTATTATCAGGAACACCTGTTATTAACTATCCCAACGAGTTTGCGATACTTTTTAACATCTTGCGAGGTTACATTAAAACATGGAAAATACCGTTGGTTGTTAAAACACAAAATAAGATTGATAAACAGGCACTTCAGGATATGTTATTAGGGGAAAAATCCCTCGATTATTTAGATTACTCTCCTTCGAGCAAAACACTAACAGTCACGAGAAACCCATTCGGATTTAAAAACAAGATTAAGAAGGATTCTGGTTATCAAGGAGTCGCTAATATTAAAAAGGACGAAAAAGGTGACTCCGCCTTGGACCTTGAATTTATTTCTGACGACGAATTCGAGAGAAAAATCATTGGCATATTAAAACGCAATGAAATTGAAATTGTCCCACAAGGAATTCAAGTTATGAATAAGAAGGCATTACCAGATGATTTAAATACCTTTATGGCGCGATACATTAACGACAGTGATAAAAAGCTGAAAAATGTCGACGCATTAAAAAGGCGAATAATTGGTCTGTCATCTTATTTCAAAAGTGCGCAGGAAAGTTTGTTACCAAAATTCGACAAACAGCTCGGCGTTGATTATCATATTGTTCGTATTCCTATGAGCGATACTCAATTCCGAATTTATGAAGGTGTGCGCAAAGACGAGAGAGAATATGAGAAAAAGAAAAAACCACCGTCAGATACAGCCGAGTTATTCGAGGAAAAATCCTCAACATATCGCATTTTTTCACGTTTATTCTGTAATTTTGTAATGCCAGATAGACCTATCCCTTCTAACAAGAAAAAACAAAAAGAAGGAGAAGAAGAAAACAAGGCACCAGAAATTGCGCAGATACTTAAAGAGGGTGTGCGGGTTGAGGCTAAACAAGACGTGGAAGATGAACGTGAGGGAGAAATCGAAGGCGATGAGGTCCTTGATGAGATTGGTGGAGTTACATATAAAGAACAACTTGAAATCGCTATTAAAAATATTAAAGAACACGCCAACGACTTTTTGACCCCGGAAGCGCTTCAAACATATAGCCCCAAGTTTTTACACATGTTAGAAAATATTCAAGACACCGAAAACCAAGGATTACATTTGGTTTATAGCCAATTCAGAACAGCCGAGGGCATCGGTTTATTCAGCTTAGTTCTAGAAAAGAATGGGTTCGCAAGGTTTATCATTAAAAAGAATCATCTCAATACGTGGGAAATTGATATGCCTGAGGTGGACGAGGGGAAACCAACGTATGCCTTATATACCGGAACCGAAACGAGTGAAGAAAAGGAGATTATTCGACATATTTACAACGGAGAATGGGACCAAATCCCGGAAAGTATTGGTAGTGTATTAAAAGCGAAATACCATAACAATAATATGGGCGAGGTAATTAAAGTATTTATGATTACATCGTCCGGTTCAGAGGGAATTAACTTGCGAAACACACGTTTTGTCCACCTAATGGAACCATATTGGCACCCGGTGCGTTCAGAACAGGTTATCGGTCGTGCGAGACGTATATGTAGTCACAAGGATCTACCCAAGGCGCTTCAGACAGTAGAAGTCTTCGTTTACCTTATGATATTTTCCGAGTCCCAATTAAAATCCGACGAAGCCATTGAATTAAAGCGAAAGGATTTGAGTAAGGCTCTCCCCCGCGTTCCTATCACTAGTGACCAATATCTGTTTGAGATTTCTGAAATCAAAGCAACACTGACTGCTCAACTTACAGATGCTGTTAAGGAATCAGCGTTTGACTGCTATATTTACTCGAATGGCAAATGTGTTAATTTCGGCGATCCGACAAATGATAAATTTTCATATGTCCCCGATTATGCTGAACAACAAAACGATACGACGGTTAAAGCTAACAAAATGGCGATTGAATGGGTCGGAAAACCGATCACAATTAATGGAGTTGAATATGTGTATAGACGGATTAGTAAAGATGTGTTAGATCTTTATGACAAAGCAATATACAAACGAGCGGTGGAAGACGCGTCTATCGCACCATTAAAGGTCGGCACCTATGAATTGAATGATCGCGGAGAACAGGTTATAAGATGGGTGACTGGGCGCGGTGAAAAATAAGCGCACATGTAGAATATTATATAAAAATCAAATTTATATAATATAACTCCTAATGTAGTATAATCCATATCATTTTTTATCTACATAAAAGCAGCATCATTTTAAGTATTTCGCTGTAAAAACTTGTCTAGTTTATCGTTTAGCATTTTCATTTGCGTTTCTAAGTTTGTAAGTCTATCATCTATTGTGGGTGTTGTAGACTGTTCTTCCAATGTAATGATTATGTTGTTTGATTTACCAGAATCGTCATTATTCACCCTTTTTAACTTTTTGAAAATACTAGTTTCTAACTCATCTACATCATTATTTGCTTCTTTGCCCCAGGTAACATTTTTCTTTGGCGATGGTTTGTCATTCGTTACACTAGTGCCGTCTAAATTAATGTGTTTTAATCGCGGAGGTTGATTCTGCGTGGCGACTTGCGGCACAAATTTATCAGTTTTAATCGACGTGTCTTGCGGTTTTAACCAATTGGTCGTTTGATTTATGTCTGACGTATAACTACGATTAATCTCTTCAACATCGTAGTTTCTTTTCGCAGTCATCTCTTTAATAATTTTATCTATTCCGGTAATAGGTTTGTCTTCATAATTATCAGTGAATTTTGGGGGCTCTGGCACATTTAATTTCATCGCACTGGTAAATTCCTCTTGGCGCCTTGTTAAATCTTTGTCAAATTGAGATAATCGATCTGTCTGCAGTTCTTCATATGTAATTAGTTCTCGTGCCGGTGCCGTTGGCTCATCTAATATTTTTATTTTGGATGGCATTTTCGCATTGGTGCTCTGTTTTATGTAATTTAAAATAAGTATGATATATTTTTTATTCATGTCAATTAAATTAGAACTCTTCGCCCGTTCTGATTCAAAGAAGCCTCGAATATTATTTGTAAATACTTGCGAAATTTCGGATTGTACTGGTTTTTTCAAAAAACGAAATATATCTTCATCACTTATTACATCCCACAGTGTCGCTAAATTATCCTTTTGTAAAAAATCATTAATACTCATTAATATATAAATAATCGAATGTTATATTTATATATTTTTACAGGGAATCATTAAAATAAATATGGCGAAATTTATTCATATATTCGTCCTTTAAAATATGGGTCTTTAAATAATGCGCAGTCATCTTATCTTCTAACATATGTACAATGAAATAGAGAGAATAAATACCGCATTCAGTATTGCCATATTGGTGCTCGATGCCTTCATTGCTATCAAATTGGAAGTTTAGTTTGGGAGACATTGACACTCCTTGTTCTTTAATGCGGTCGACCAAAACCATTATTTGTGAGGTGGGTTTGTCGCCCGTGCTATCAAAAAAGAAGATTTTTCGTTTCTTTATGTTAATAAACATTGAAATCCAGTGTTGCCCTGGCTTATTATGTGGGTCTGTATTAAATATGATTCCAATTTTAGTCTTGCCATTCTTTATTTGTTCGCTCAAACTAAAGTTACACAGTTCATCCCATACACATTCACCGTATAATTTTCTGGTATCAAAATCAATAGGCGACGGACCAATAAAATCAAAGCACTTGTAGGCCTTCTCATATTGTTTCATAACATTCATAATATCAATACTTGAGAGCCACTCGTTCGGGTTTTTCTTCCACTCAGCAGGTGATTCTGGTGCGAATGAATCAGACAATTCGCTTTCAACCGGTCCAAATACGGAGCGCTGCCTTATCCAACAAGATTCCTTATTACAGATACCGCTCAATTTTTCG